GTTTGGGGACGACAATGCAGGTGGGGTAGGCGGTTTATCAGAAGGGACTACGTCGGAGGACGTAAAACTCGCTCTTACCAATGGTTTTGCAAAATTCGGTGTTAATTTGAAACCGTGTGTTGTTCAAACAACACCCATTGGGCTTGAATTCTTAGGTTTTACAGTTCAGCAATACCAAGACAAGTATATACCTAGATACGATATACATCGTATTGCAGCTTCATTTGCGTTCGTTATCGCTAAACATGATGATGCTGCCCTTGTCTCAAAAGCTTGGACCCTAACCGTGATGGCTGCTGGTTCGGGTTACCAAATTTTTGGTTTTTTTGCTGATGCCTTACATTGGATGCTACTGAGTTTAGAACAAAGTAGTGACCCAATTGTTATGGCTTACTTAAATATCGGTGTTCCGTCTTATGACGACTGTATGTCCTTTTATACAGGTTTGGAATCTTCGTTCCCTGAACACATGTTTTGTTATAATCTTTTGGAGGTGGATGGCATAAAAGATTTTTGTTCAGAACATGAGCAATGCTACCGAGAAAGCGAAGCAAATTCGCGATCGTAAAGCTAATAATAAGAAGAAGGGGGCTCGTAAGAGTCCGGCTAAGGTTTTTGTTGTACCAAAACAACAAGCTACTCCTCGCAAACCGAAGAATCAGAGGAAGAAAAAGCAAGTGGGTGTCCAACCTACTACAGCTATATCTGGCAATGGTGCCTATCATTTAAATGGTAGTGCTGCGTGGAATTTCCCTATGTTTAAGGGGTCTATTGGAGGCGGTATTAGTGACGGTATGATCACTGGTACTGGTGCTTATAATGTTAAATCAAACTCCTTAATGGGTGCGATTGATATGACTGGTACTGTGCCCCGCGTATCCAATGTTCAGAAAGGTGAGGGATTTGTTATGAATCATCGTGAATTTATTAAGGATATAAAGTCCGGTACATTTTTACCTGACGGATCCGATGGCTCTACTGGTTTTAACCTAGAGTCTTTCACTTTAAATCCTGCTAATCCTCAACTCTTTCCTTGGCTGGCTACAATTGCTGGCAATTTTCAGGAGTACAAGGTTACTGGAATGCTCGTTGAATTTAAAACAACTTGCTCCGACTTGTCTACTACCCTATCTTTGGGTACAGTTATGATGACTGCTGACTACAATGCGCTTGCCGAACCACCAAACGACAAGATTGCCCTTGAGAATATGGAAAACGCGGGTTCCTGTAAACCCTCCTGTTCTCTTATAATGCCTATTGAGTGTGCGCCTGCTCTAACAAGTGTTTCTACACATTTATTTGTTGGACCTCTCGACGCCGGCGTTGGTGACGCCCGATTGTACGATATGTGCAATATTTTCTTGGCCACTTTCGGAATTCCGAAGGAGTCCACTACAATAGGTGAATTATGGGTCACTTATGAAATTGTGTTTTATAAACCAAAACTACTGGTATTCCCAACCAACCAGGATACTTTATCTTGGTATGGGGTTGCTTTTAATGTAACCACAGTAGCTGTGATACCACAGACCGATTTCGTAACTATGAACCATTCCAGTCCGCATATATATGCGGGTTGGCCTACCACTGCTGACCATGGGGCTATTTATTTGCCTGATGTGACTGGCCAGAACTTCCTAGTGTCATTGACATGGTTGGATGTTTCTGGTTCAGGACCTGATTTGACAATTACTCCCCCTGGCATATCCGGTAATCGGATACTTGCTCAGTATTTGGAAACTGGGGGCACCATTTTGGTGTCTCCTGACGTCCCCCCCCCAGGGCGTGCGTCGAAGAATATGACTGCGACTTTTATTTTACGGGTAACCGATGATAATAAGTTTCATCCATACTTTACTTTAGATCCCCTTACTGGGAATTATCTTCTTTCAGAATTACACATTCTTGTGTCACTGTGGAATAAGGACTATGACACGGACGCTCCGGTTTTTGTTCTTGAATCTAAACCAGTGTTTCCCAAAGAGTTACATTATTTGTCGTCTAAAGACCACGTTGACATTGAGTATGATGTTGAGGACGGACCAAAATCCGTCCAAGATATTAAACCTCATTATCGGCCTTTGGTAGAGCCGAAATCCCGCACTCGGCCTCTGCCTAATTTAAGTACTATTTCTACCGTTCACGGTAGGATTACTTCTTAGATTGCCACTCAGGTTTACTGGGTGTAGTAATCACCCAGGTTAATCCTTCCACCCTGTATTGTTT